ACTCATTATGCTAATGCGATACCTCTCAGATTTCTAATCATCGGTGCAACTGCTTGATCTGTAGATGTACCAACAATCTTAATTCTAAATGACCTGAAAGAAACCAAGTCATCAACACTATACTTATATTCTTTAAACATGTCCAAAGAAGGAAGAGGTTCAAAAGAATCAACTTTAGGAATTACTTGATCAGGAGTTCCATTACTATTACCACGTTCAAGAACTGAACCATTAACATCCAAGTTTTTAAATCCAGGGAAAGGAACGAAGACTGTTTCATCCAATGGTCTATCTTGATCGAGTGCAAAGAATACTCTGATGTCATTCTTTGTTGAACAATATGCATCGAATAATACTTGTAAAGATGTTGCAGGATTTTCTAACCTAATGTTCTTGGATACGTAGACGAATCTGTTTGGATCATCTATCGTCCCAGAAACTCTAAAGTCGTCAGCATAATTTGTAATTGGTTGGTTTACTCTATTTGATGTATACACAACGGATGCATTATCAAGATCAATTGCTGGACTTAATCTTGTATCTGTTGTTACTAAATTAAACAACATTGAGAAAGATCTATCACCTGGGAATAAATCGGAATCAAGTAAAAGTTCTTCATTTCTTGCAGAAGCAACCATCCTAAGAGAATCAAAATAATTTGGTTCAAACAAGTTCACCTTTTGGAATCCCTTGTCAATCATATTCTCTTGATTGCCAGAAATACTAGACGCACTGACGGTTCTTACCTGAGGAATCAGAGTAGTTCCAAGAGGTGTGATATTAGTAACTCTTGGTGTAATTAAGTGGAATGGTAAGTTAAAGGTGCTCTTGACATCGGGACCACCTGCAACCTTTTTGTCATTAAAGTAAAGTGGTGGGAAACCTTCTGAGTTAGCAGGTGCTCTGTTAGTACCATTTGCACTCATAAGAACTTTTACGTAATAATAATCAAGTCCAATGGCTGGTTCATCAAGTTGTGATTCTACAACATTAATTAATTGATGTTCTTTGTTAATTCTTCTCAGAGACACACCATTTAATTCATACTTATAGATTAACTCACCTAAAGAATGAGTAGAAAGTGTTGTATTATCAACACCTCTTGTAATTCCAGTGAGTGTTTTTCCATTAACACCCGTATAACTTATTATCTCATCACCAATCCTTACATAACCTGGGTTTGTGCCTGCAACCCCAATATTTTCAAATGTTTTGAAAATTTCTGAATCACTTTCAAGAGTGATGAATGAGGTAGTATCAAATTGATATTCTTGTGCTAATGTATTTGGAATTACGTCACTTCTCACATCATCAATTGTAACTCTGTTTGTATTAGAGTATAATCCATGATTTCTCTTGAATACTCTTATATAATCACCTTGATGTGAAACAGTTATAGGTGATAATGGAACAACGTTTCCACCGGCACCATTCAATTCTGTTGTGAAACCAACATTATTCTCGTAGTAGAGTGGATAAGATGAATTTGTAGTAAAGTTACCTTGAACATTTTCAAGAACAAGAGTATTGTTTCCAAGTAATTCTTGTACTGAAAGCTGTATTCCAGATCCCAGATCGAGGGAACCAACACTCACAGGTGTTAACACGTCACCAACCCTGTAACCCGAACCACCTGCATTGATTGTTGCTGCAATTGCGACACCACCATTAATCGTAATGTCTGCTGTAGCATTAATACCTTTACCAGTGATTGCTGTAAGTGCAACTCCAGTATAAGTGAATCCACCTGATGATGGTGTAAAACCAGAACCCACATTTGTGAGTGAAAGATCTGAAGTAGCTGATCCTGCAAAGGCAACAAGAGTACCTTGCGCACCATTGAATAATTGTTTAACAGTATTACCAACTTGTAAAGGATGAGGAACATCACTATCATGATTGACAGTGGTTCCAAGTCCAACTCTTATCTGTCTTGATTCAAGTGAAAGACCATTTGGATCAACAGCTTCAAGTGATTTAGGGAGTTGTGGATTAAAGAATGAAACTGAACCAGATGTTTTGAATTCTGCTCTGTAAATTTTAAACTTAAGATCTTCGTACTGACTTGGTGTCCAGACAGATGCATTTTGTGATTTGAACAGAGAACCAAGAAGAGGTTGTTCAGAAACAATCACCTGATCTGATTCACCACCACCTAAGGTTGTAATATCAACTTCACCCAATCTACTAATGTAAACAGTATAATCTGTTGAATGGGACAATAGAACCATTGCATATTCTTTACCACCCTCAAGATAAACTGGTGATGGAAGAGTAAAGGTTGTTACTGCGGAACCATCATCACTAAGTCTTACTTGATCTGGACTTAATGTAACTTCTGAGAATGGAAGAATTTTTTTACTTGGTGTACCAAGTTTTGTTTCTCTTATTTGGAATGTAACTGGAACACCATTATTTGACTTGGTTCTAAAGAAGAAGTCAACCTTTGTTACAAAAATACCAGTATCATCGTCTACACTGAATGTTTGTGCAAGTGGGTCACCCCCTCCACCTCGCACTACTTCTCTTACCACTCTTGTTGGTCTTACAATCGTTACTTGTGGTCTTGGTATTCTAGCCTCTACATCAAGATCAACATCTGTAACTTGTGTGTTTGTATCTGTTGATCTAATACTTATTCTATTCGATCTTGCTGTATCAGTAAGATTCCTTGTCTGAGAAAATTCTTCTCGTTCAACTCTGGCATTCCTGAGTGATAAAGTGGTTTCTTGTGTAGTTGTAAGATCACCTTGAGAATAGAAAATTGATTCACCTGCTGTAGTAACTGTTCCTTCGATAGAACTGTTAGTTTTACTACTTGTAAGTCTAAATGAAGATCTTCCTGTTTCAAATACTGGGTTGGATGAATTTCCAGATTCTGGTACTCTAAATGAAGCCTGTATAGTTCCGACCCTATCGGTCGTCAGTCTCTTTCTTACAACCCTTGCTTGAGCACCACTGGATTGACCAGTTAATATCATGTTCGTTGAAACACGTCCAAAATATTGTGGGAAGTCTGTAGATTGAAGACTGAACAGATCCAAGTTCAGTAATGAAGACGAGGAAGAATACAATGCAGGAATTTGATTATCACGATTGTATGGATTCTGAACATAAATGTCTGTGGGAGAAGTATAGGGACCAAATTTGTGATTTGAGTTCGCTACTCTGAATCTCGCGCGAGGTGTACTATCCGAATTGAACATCACTACACCACCATTATTCATATCACCACGAACATCCTCTCCAGGTTGGAATGTTCCATGAATCATTTCAATTTCAATAAGTTTTGGAGTACAGAATTTAGTGACCGCAACTCCGTCAAAGAAACCATATAGTCTAGTGAATGGTTTAAATGATGATCCTTTGACACTAATATTACGAGATCTCATGAAGTTGATGATCTCATTATTAACCACAAAATTACCAAGTGATTCGGTATCAATTTGTTCATTGACTGTGAACTGAGTACCAGTTCTCTGCTGATCAAGTGAGATAGATGATGTTGCTCGAATATTATTCGTAGTTGTGGTTGTCGTTGTTTGCGTACCAATTTCAACGTTTGCACTCACTCTTCCACCACCAGCTGTATTGGCAGTATCTCT